TTGTTCTGTATTTGCAATTCTTGCCGCAAGAACCCATTGCCAACCAACAATTGCTATTAAGATTGTTGTGAATAAAACTAATGCTTTCCATGTAATTCCCCAAATTTTATTAATGGCTTTTAATAAATTTTCTATTTCTTCCTTAACCATTACTCTTACCTCCTCTCCAAGTCTTCTTAAACTTTCTTCATTTTTATTAGCATCAACATCGTGTCGTGTTTGGCATGCTGTTAATTTTTCACAAACTTTTCCAACTTCAGAACCAATTACACCTCTTAATTCTGTTTCTAAATCGTCAAATTTATCACGTCCTTTTTCAATAGCATCCCAAGTTTCCTTATTTGAATTTTCTATATTTGAAGCCCTTGCTTCAAGGGCGGCAATTCTTTCTTCTGGTGTTGCCATTTTAAAAAATCTCCTTTTATGAAATTACGGTATTTCTATCCCACCATTGTTTGTTTTACAAATTACCCATTCATCTTGAGATTCTGAATAACCAAAAGTATAAGCAATTAAATCTGTCGGTGTTTTAACACGATCATAATTTACAATATCGTCAATTGGTTTTCTTCTGGTCCAAACTGTACCTCCATTTGCTGTTCTAAATATTAAACCTTTTCCACCAGAAATACTTTCTCCGCCAACAAAAAAACCAAAATCGGAATCGGTTTTTGAAAAACTTGTATTACGCAATGTACCAGGAATTATATCATCCATTATTCTTTGTACCCAATTTAAACCACCATCAACAGAAACAATATATTGTGGAACATTTCCTCCGCCGGCTGCAAAAGGAACAAGAACATCTGTTAATGTTCTAAATTCCATTGTACCATAAGGAGCATTAATAAGATTTATAGATTGATTTGAAAAATTTGCTCCTCCATTTTCCGATATAGCTAAAAAGTCATATGGAGTACCACCATCATATCCGTTTGCCCACATTGTTATTCCATCTTTTATATAACATTCGTATAAAAATTTTCCACTGGCACGACCACCAAGTATTCCCGCAAGTCCATTCCATGTTGCTCCACCATTATTTGTTATTAATAAAGAATTTCCATTATGTGTAACATCTAATCTTAATCCTCCTGCTATTCCATTATTTTCGTCATAAAAATGTATACATGTACCAAAATGCAGAGGAACATTTGGTTGTGAAGAAGTCCATGTATTTCCACCATCTATTGTTTTATAAATATAACATCTTCGAAACGGAATATTATATACAGAACTTGGAATAGCAATTGCGTAACCAACAAGAGGAGAAGGAAAAACAACCCGTTGAATTGCGGCTGTTTGTGGTCCAATCATAACTATATTCCAAGTTAAACCACCATCATCGGATTTAATTATTTTTGAAAAACCGTATGTTGTACCATTAGACCATCCTCCTACATTTTCAGTACCAACAGCAATAACAGTATTTGGATTTGAAGAATTTGGTACAACTAAATCTATCATTACCATTGCGCCTTCAAATCCTGTCGATAATATTTTCCAATCATGTAATGGTTCTGTTGGCATAAAATCAACTGCACCTCTTAGATCGACAATGTGTTGTGCCAATGGTCTTGGGTCTGTACCAGTAAAAACCATTGGCCATATCCCAACAGTCCAAGGATAAAGAGGAACGCTTTGTGCTGTATAATGATCATTAAGGGCAGTATATAATTGATTAAAATGTTCTTCTTTAATTATTGTTGAGTTTACAGTTATAGGATCGTCAATCCATCCACCAGTTGGTAACTCACCATTTTTTGTTAAATATTCGGTTCTTATTTCATTTATATGTATGGTACGAGTTTTTACATCATTACCAACTATTACAGGATCTGTCCAAGCCATTTAACTTTCTCCCTTATGGCGCATAATAAGCATGGAACTTAGTTGCTACACCAATATCACTTTCTGTTAATGCATCCGAATTTGAAATAATTGCCTCCGCTAACTTTCTTAGTGTGGCCACTTGATTCCAACCTGTTCCACCATATCTTGGATCATAACGAACATCATGTCCATTTACGTTTGTTGGATCTCCAATTATATCAAGAAGATCTGTATGGTTCAATGCCCCTGGAGTAATTGTCGGTAAATTAAGTAAATCGTTATAATCAATTTTTTGTGTTCCATCAATATTATCATGTATATGTGTTTGTAAAAGTCCTAATATATTTTGACCAATATCAAGTGCAGTAAATAAAACTTCAATATCATTGTTTGTAATTGTTGAAACACCTGCCGGCACTGTAATTCTTGCCAAACTTATATAATCAACAGGAACAATAGGATCTATTGAACTTCCATCATCTGGTCCATGAAAAACAGCAATTTCAAAATAATCTAATGTTCTTTTATTAACAGTTTGTTGAAATTTAACAGGTGGAGAAGAAGTATCGTCTATAAACCATGTTGCTTCTGGTTGTGCTTCATAATCAGCAAATTTAATTCCAACAATATCTTTTCTTATATTTGACGCATGGGCGGCCTGTCCATTTCCCCAACTTAAAACAGGAGGAGGTAATGTACTGCCGGAACCACTTAAAATATTTGCTGTTTGATCGGCTTCTGCAACAATAATACCGTCCTCGTTACCAATTGCACTACCTTGTTTAACAATAACCTGACCACTCGCTGTCGGCGTCGCTTCTATTGTTAAACCTTTAACAACAGTTCTTGAGGCAAACACAAGTTGGGAAAATGTTTTAACAAAATAATCGTCAACTAATTGGTGTATTGCCCGCATAACATCTATATCAGCAAGCATTGCCTCTGTCCATTTAATTTTGTCCATTTAAAAGCACCTCTCTTATCTTAAATAATTATTTCCAACACGGTAAAATACTCTAACTCCAGCCTGTTTTGTTTTATTTACAATATCTTTAATTGTTTCAAAATTACTTTCTGTTTGTCCAATTCTTTCCGTATTAAATATATATGCTTCTCTTTCTTCAAGTCCCGGCTCAAAACTTTCTCTACCAACATAAGTATAATCAACAAAGAAATATCTATCTATTGGTTCAAGGGCAGAAAAAACAATTTCCATTTTTGCCCTTCTATTTAAAAAATCTTCAACACTATCAGGAGTAAAAGAACTAAAAGGAACACCATCATACATGTACTCAACTATTTGTGGTTCCTCTGCTAAATATGGATTAATTTTATCTAAAATTGCTTCTTTTGTTGACTTTAACTTTTTAACAGAAGAAACTATTCTTTTACGATAACTTTTATCTGTTTCTCCATTGTATTTTTGTGTCTTAAAATATTCTCCCCAATAATCTAACCAAAATTCTGTAGCTGTTAATAAATTTATTTGTTCTAACGCAACATTTGCATCCTCAAGTAAAATACAAATCTGATAAGCAAAAGTACGAAATAATTTATACCCAATAGAATTTTCGTCTTTTAATGTATTTCTCCACCATTTTGGAATTCTTTTAATTAATTTGTTAAAAACTCTATCCTGACATTTTTCTGCTTCTGTTCTTGCATCGACTTCAACAACATGGCTATCGTGTAAAGTTACACTAACAACATAATATCCACCACCATAAGGAGGTCCACCATAAGGTCCTATGCCATATCCAGTCGTTGCCATTTTATTTCTCCAATTAAAAACTTACAGACTTTTTACAATTGCTTTAACTTGCCATGTTTCAGAACCAGCATTTTGTGCCCGAACTCTTAAATTTGTACCATTTAAATCAATAGTTATTGTAATGTCTACTGTACTTCCTCCCGATTCCATTCTTGCCAATGTTACGCTTTGAGTAATAAATGCTTTAGTTCCATCAACAACATAAGCATGTTTTTCAAAACCTTCTTTATTAGTGGCTGTTCCTGAAATTCCATTTATTCTAATTAAAATTTCTCCTACATTAAAACTTATAATAGCTTCTTCAAAAGCTGTTGTAAAACCTGCTCCACTTGTAACAATTGCGCTATCTGTAGCAAATTCATAATTTGCTATTTTACTTCCTTTTGCTGCAATTTGATGATTTGGAATACCAAGATTACCAGTTAAAGAACCACCAGTAAGAGATAAATATGGTCCACCAGGAGATTGCGATGTCCAAACACTACCATTAAAAGTTAATGTATCTCCATTAATTGGAGTCATTGAATTATCTACATTAACATGATCTTTTATATCTGCTCCAATTCCATGTGCCGCAAGAGAACTTGCTATCCATTTGGCACCATCCCAAGTTAATGCATCATTTAAACTTGGTGACATTGTATTGTCTACATCTGCGTGATCTTTAATACTGGCAGTAACACCATGCCCACCACTTGCCGCTAAAGGCCCGGACGTCCATTGTGCTCCATCCCAATACAGTACATCATTTAAGGAAGGTGTCATTGAAGAATTTACATTTGCGTGATCTTCTATATCTGCCACAATACCATGTCCAAGCGGACCACCAGGAGGAGCCGCAGTCCATCCAGCAACAGAATCAAATTGCAAAGTATCGCCATGTGAAGGTATCATTAAATTATTTACATCTATATGATTTTTTATACTTGAAGTAACACCATGCCCGGCGGGACTACCAACTGGCCCGGCTGTCCAAATTATACCATCCCAATAAATTACATGGCCAGCAGAAGGTGTCATTGCATTATTTACATCTACATGGTCTTTAATACTATTTAATGTTCCATGTCCAACTCCACCAACAAGAACATTTGTCCATTTCATTGTTGGGTTATCCCATAACAATGCTTCACCATGAACCGGCACCATAGAACTATCAACATCCAAATGATCTTCTATACTTGCTCCAATACCATGTCCAACGCCCGGTCCACTTGTCCACTTTGCTCCATCCCATAATAATGCGTCACTGAGATTTGGAACCATTGTATTATCTACATCGGTATGGTCTTTAACACTTGCGCTTGTACCATGTCCAACGCCTGTCGCTGCTATTACAATTGTATTGCCCGTTTGTGTAAGTGTTACGTTAGAACCGGCGGACAATGTAATGTCACCATAAATGTCACCTTGTCCACCAGTTATTTCATTTATTAAATGTAAACCTTTGTGGACATGGTCAATATAAGCAACTTTTTCTATCGCTCCTCCAACATCCGCCGTATCACTAATTTCTTCTAAATCACCAGTTATTCCCCAATCAACATGTAATGTTGCAGATCCAGAACTTGCTCCACCAGTTAAACCAGAACCAGCATTTACTTCAGTTATATCTGCTTCAACAATAAATTCAATTTCACCTGTTGCTGTGTTTGGTACAATTTGAATATTTGATCCAGCAACTAAACTAACCTGCGTATATGTTTCTGAACCAGATGGCATTAAACGAAGTAAATCTGTATTTACTTTTAAAACAGCACCATACAGAAGATTTTCAATATCCGTAAAATTACCATTTAAATCGTCGTCCCAAGGATCTCCACCTGCTTCGCTTTGTCCAAAGGCTGGTAAATCAAAATTATATATTGGAGTAAAATCAACTGCCATAATAAACCATCTCCTTATCCATCGCTTTTACCATCTACTTTTATTGTAAAGTTAATATTTAATGTTTCTGTCATATTTGCAAAAATGAATCTTCTTATCCAAATTGCCACAAAATCATTTGGCGCAATATTTTTTAAAGCAATTGGAACAACAGTAAATGTTCCAGGTCCATTACCAGCATCTACATTTGTATTATCTGCATCTGTTGGTAAGGGAGCACCATTTTCTTCTAATGCTAAAGTAAAAAAACTATAATTATCTTCAATAATTTGTAAAATTGGTTCAAAAAGTGTAAATGACTGATTACCATTAAAAAGGAAAATCTTTCTATAAATAACATTTTTAATATTTGCATTAATAAATTGTGGTGACGGAAAAAGACCGGCATTAATTTTTGTTATTTCTGGTTGTTGCAAATCTATGCCACCAGAACTTCTATTTGGATTATAAAATTTTAAATCAGTTGCTATAATCATAATTGATTCACCGTAACAGTGCCGGCCCTTAAAATTTGATTTCGCGCAATATAAATATCATCAGTTGGTATATTAATTTCTGTTCTTAAAATATTTGCGTCATCTGTATTCATAATTCTTTGTATAAGCTCAGAATAAATTAATGGTTCACTAACAACTTTGTTTAACATAAGTGTATTAATTGTATCTTCAACTCTATCGAGAATTGTTATATCTGCGCCAACTGGTAAAAGAACACTTACATTTATGTCTTGTGTAATTTTAATTGGAGGTTTTACTCTTACTTTAATACCTGAACCACGGTATTTATCTGTTTCGGGAGTATTATATTCTCCAATTGCTTCCAAAACCTGTTCTTCTAAAGAAGAGGATAAATCGCCACTTCCATCGTGTGCATAAACATCAACAATTCCAGGAACGGGTGATAAAAATAATTGATGAATTTTTGGTCTTGTAATATAAGAACCCGTAACCCTAAACCTTATATAAAATCCAGTTCTTAAATTTCCACCTTCACTTGTTTGTGCCCAGTCCAACGGCGTTGTAATCATTAAAGAACCAGTCTGTTGAAGTTTATTTGTTTGATCTGTAACAGTTAAAGAACTCCAACTTCCTGCGGCGTTTGAATATTCCCATTCACCATTGCCAGCAGAACCATTTTGTTGAAAATTTAAATAAACAGAATCAAAAGCGTAATTTGTACCAATATAAAAAATGTTACCTGCCGCACCATCTTGAATTGGCTCAAAAATTTGTTCATAAGGTAAATTTGCAATATCTGTAAAATCTGTATATGTACCATCATAATTCCATGCTTCAACTTCTGGACTTTCAATTACAGATACTCCAACAATATCTGTAACACTTGTTGCCGCATAAGCAATGGCATCATTTGTTGCTCTTGCCAAAGTATCAATATATCTTGCAAAACGTCTTTTTCTACTATCTTTTGATTCAAGATCTCGTCCGTTTGTTATATCAGCTAAATTTGTTACACTGGTGACACCTTGAACAGGAGTTAATATTTGGCCAATTGTATTGGCAGGAACATTACCATTTGTTCCAGCAATTGCAGCTTTAACAGGAACATCAACTGTTGCGTTACCATCCAATATATCTGTTTCAACTGTAACTTCAAAAATAACATTATCATTTGTGGCAACTTGTGTTCCTATAAATATTGTGTATGTCCCAACTGTATTAACTCTTGAAAATTGTGCCGTTGTTGTAGCATATTGCGCATCTCTTAATGGAAATTCAAAAGCATTAAAAACAGCATCATCAATACCAGTTAATAAACCTGTTCTAATACGAAAGTAAACTTGTTCTATTTCAACAGAAACCGCCTCGAATGTGGTTCTTGTTTTACTTCCAATATTAAAATCTGTTATTTTATTTTGTGCCGAACGAAACCAATTCAGCATACTCAATAAAATGTTATCAAATAATTTTGGATAAAAAGCCATTTTAAATAACCCTCCTAACTAAAAAATCAAATGGTATAGGTTCGTCTCTTCCAATCATAATTATATCACATGTTGCAAAATAACCTGTATTATCATTTTTATCTACTTGTCTTTCAATTCTTAAATTTTCAATATCTATAGTTCTTGGGTCACTTCTTATTGTTGCGGCAATTTCAAATTCTATTAATTTCAATAATGCTGGTGTTGCTGGTCTTCCTGCCATCTTCATAACCTGACAACCATAATTGGGATGACGTTCAAGTTCTCCTCTTTCTGTAATTAATCTTGCCATAATAGCCTGTTTAAAATTATCTACACCTTCAACAACTTGTATATCTTCTTTATCATCCGCAATAAAATCAAATTGCAAATCATTATCTGTAATTTTTACATCCCATCGTGTTGTAAAATCTGCTAAAAACATATCTATACCAAGTGCTTCTTTTTGTACATTTATTTCTATGTTTTCAATTATCGGATCAGTTCTTTGTATTGCTGTTGGTATAATAATTAAATCTCCGGGCTTTTTAACATTAACAGTTTCTCCACCATTAATAGGTTCTGTGTTTTCAATATTAACACCAGCAACAGGAGAATCATAACTTTCTATTAATTTTTCAGATATATTATAATTTTCTCCACTTTCCAATGCTTCAACGAGAACAAAAATTTCAGATTTAGAAATTTCTAAAACTGCCGGTTGTAATGTTATATATACTCTTTTTTGATATTCGTCATATCCAAAAATTTTAGCTTCTTTACTATAAACACGAGTGCCAACAGGTATTTCAACAAGACTGCTTGTGTCTGTCCTAAAGAACCTAACTTGTCCTGTTGCTTTCTTTACATTTCTCCAGGTTGGATCTGTTGTAATAAAAGGATATGTTAAATTATTATAAATAGCAATTTCGTACCACTTCTCTGGATTACCTAAAAAATCGGTAGCAAGACTTTGTAATGTATCAGAAGCTTTTATAGTATGTTTTTTTAAACTTCCCATTTTTATCTCCTGCGAATAGTTGTGGCGCAACCACTATCCTTAATAAGCGAAATAAAGTCTTCGTACGCTTTACTTGCAGAATTTTCAAGATACTGTGGAAACGATAATACAGATTGGAATAAACAATATGTATCTCTTAATTCTCTTACAAGACCATAAGGAAATATTTCTTTTGGAATTGTACCTAATTCGAAAATAATTTCGTTTATTCCAAGTAATTCTTCTTTAATATTTGTTAATGGTTCTCTTATAAAAATTTCTCCACGTTCTCTTGTTTGTCTAATTTTTGCTTTTGTATCCTGTATCGAGTTTAAAATTCTTTGATGTTTAGAAAGAGTGGTTTCTTGTGTTTCAATTATATTTGTTACTTTCCCATCTTGTGTATAAACTGTTTTTACAATTTGTGTTTTATCTTTTAATTGTGTTCTATCGAGTATTCCATCTCTTCCTATACCATAACTTTCAACTTCTTGGTTATCTAAATTTGCTTGCAAATATTTATAATGTGGATTAGAAGCATCTGCGGCAATACCTGTTAATTCTTCATCTTCAAGTAAATCATAATATTCACTTGGATGTAAATCTTCTCCACCAGCTTGTATTCTTTTTGTATTATCTGTATCCATTAATATTCTTAATTCTTGTTTTAAATCCGCATTATTATCTTCAAAAAGTTCATCTACAAGATTTTGTGGTTCTCTATCCATATATAACATTTCAAGGGCAATAAAGTTTCTCCAATATGCTCTTTCTAAACCAGTTTCAAATCTTGTTAATCTTTCTGATGCATTTATAAGTTCTTTTGCAACCCAATCATCTTCAGCATAACTTGTTTTTGTAACTCTTTCTAAAACAATTAAATTTGTACTAAATCTATATAATAAAGGTTCTCCAGCGGAACGTGTTAAAACAAATTCCATTGGCAAAACTTTATAATAATCTTCATTTGCCCAATTAAACAAATAAAGGTCATACATTGTATCTGCACCAAAATTAAAAACATTAGTTTCTATATCTTCATTTGTTTGTGGATCATAATCTAAATGAAAAGCTCTATAAATTTTATCTCTAAAATCTTTAATTGCTGTATAACCATCTGTTTCAAACGTTGTAACCTTTTTTCTTCCAAATAAACCTTTAAATCTTCTTCTTTTCCAACCTGTTGTTCCGCGAAATTGAATATTACCAATTCCAAGTCCAAAATGATCTACCCATGCACCGCCCATAGTTTGTATAACATTTGATCTCGATGGCCAGTTTTCAATATATTCTTGTGGATTTACTGGTAATGTTAAATAATAAAGAAAACCTGTCCGAGCTTCCTCTGTAAATCTATCACTTGTAAAATCTTTGTTTGTACCTGTTACATCATTATATTCATATCCTTTATCGGAACTTGCAAGATTTGGTTTTTTTGATAAAACAAATGTATAAAAATTTAATTTTTGCAAAGCTAAAGTTCTTGGCATTAAATCTGTTGTTCTTCTAACAGTATTTATTGCTTGTTGACTTGCTATGGCAAACTGTGAATTTTCTGGTGCTACATCTCTACCTGTCGCCATTATACATCACCGTCAGTTCTGTCGTTGGTTGTATAAGTCCCAGCACTACTTCCACCAGGAATTATAACATCATGATCATGTGTTGTTGTTGCCCCATTGGTATCTAAATTACCTTCAACTGTTAAATTTCCTTTAATAGTTACTTGTGGTGCTTCTAATTCAATATTTGTCGCTTGTATCTTAGCTTGTCCGTTGACTTTTGCATTTAAGTTACCTTGTACCACCATTTCAACAGAACCATCGTTATTTATACGAATCCAAGTACCCGAGGGATGACTAAATATCCAGTATTTTTCTGTTTGATCGTCCTCTCCATGTTTTTCACTTAAATCAATATCATCCGGAGGTGTATTTGGAAAACTTGCTGACCCCGCATTATTTGTAAATTGTATAAAACTTCCATCTGGTAAATGAAATTCAAAATTACCTAACTTATCTATTTTATTCCATGCCATACTTTCGTGAACGTTAATTTTTCTATCTATATAATCTTGTGGATCTGTTATTCTTAAATTATTTACAATACTTTCATTACTAAATAAAGCATGCATTGACTTAAAAACAACTGGTCTTTCTAACATACCATCTATATATAATAAAAGTACATTTTCATTAACTTTTGGAAGCCATACTTTTCCATAAGGACCTTTTTCATTAAAACCGGCTCTATTTTGCGCAACCCAACAATTATGCGCAAGTCCAGCAAATTTATTATTTTCTAAAATTTTAACATCTACTGTTCCTGGATTTTTTCTATTATTTTTATCACCAACATAATGAACAGTTTGAATACGGGCATATCTAATAAGAAGACAACTTCTTCTTTTAGGGTCTATAGTTTCCCTGAAATAATTAAGACCGCTTTGTGGTATTCTCATTGTGTTGGCAACCCTGTATCATCTTGAAATTGTTTAAGTTCTGTTAATGATGCAAAATCCAATTTTACCTTTAAATCAATATTATCCGAATCTGCTCTTGATACTTGTACTGTTGTTGTCCAATTACCAAAATTTACAAAAGACTGAACAACACCTTCTATATAGCCAGTAAATACTTCATCTTTAATTGGAAATTTTATTCTATCCCCAATATGGTATTCATGACTTCCCTTTACTGTTAAACTTCCATTATAAAATTCTTGATTTCTAAAATACCATCCCGCAATAAGTTGTGTAAGTTTTTGTAAAGAAGCAAGATATATTCCGGAGTCAATATCGTTTTCTGTATTACCAGTAAGACCGGCAGTTCTTGTTGCAACTTCAAAAATCTTTAAACCATAAGTTCTTATGGAATTTCTATGTATAATTGGTTTTGCGGCAGCAGCTTTTTGTTTTGATGCGTCAACAGGTAAAAACATTGAATGTACCCAAAACCAATTTAAAACTTCGTTATCATCTTTTCCCATATCATAAGAGGCAATATCTTCTGGTTGTATAATAGCAGTTGGTATTTTATCCCACAATTTTTGTTGTTCCGCAGAAACATCGTCTATTGGATTTGGAAAAGGTGTTTGACGTAAATACAATGTATTGCAAAATTTAGCTTGTTTTAATTCTTTATTGTAATGTTGTTCTAATTGAATATCGGCAGGATCTGCTATTGTACCATCTGTACCATCAAATAAATCTGGATGTGTAACTTTTGAATACTTTTCATAAGGACCAATTTGTTCTGTTACGCCATTTACTTCTGCCAAATTACCATCACTCGTATACGAATAACCACCTTTAATTCTTGTAAGTTTTTCAGTTCCATCTGCAATTGCCGTCGCCGCCTGGACTTCATCACCATGTACAACATCTTCGTGATCTGCTCTTGTATCCCAAAAAAGTTCATTCCATGGCATATTGGCAACAGTTTGAAAAAATGTCCAAAAATTACCTTGATACTGTATTAAATCGGCTTGGTAAGGAATTTTATAATCTGGAGAACCACCTAATCTAAATCTTAATAAATTATCTAATTCAATTGAATTTTCTGGTTCATAAACAGATGGGAAAAAAGCTCTTTTAATTTCAGAAGAACCTTTTAACTGTTTATTTTCGTCAACAAGGTATTTTGATGTTAATGAACTATATGCGATTCTTATGGATGGTAAAAATTTATTTAAGAATGCTAATGCAATAACATTTGAAGGATGTCCATTTGCCGCAAAACCTTCTTGTAACCATGTTAAACCTTTTGCCCAAGCATCTGACGGATTAAAATATGGAAAATAATGTATTTGTGTATTTAAAGCAAATTTTGCACCAAGTTCACGACCTGTTACAACAATAGATCTACTTGGTTTACCAGATTTAATATCAAAACTTTTAAAAACTCTGTCTATTGCTCCTAACATATATAATCCATGGTTATCATAGGGATCTCTAAATCTATGAAAATTAAACCCGGGAGTTGTTTCTTTTGTAGAATCTATAAAATGATCTCTTTTCCAAGTTTTTTGTTTTCTAACTAAAACTTTATGATTTGGACGGAACATTTTTATTATTACAAGATCATTTGCTGATAAAATTTCATCCCATGAAAATAAACCTTCGTAATTACTTCCTAAACCTCTTGTTGCTGACCATTCTTTATTTCTTTTAACTCTAAACATTTTAGGTACAAGATTTATTGTGAATTGTCCACCTCCTGTACCTTTTTGTTTTGTAACATTTAAAGAAATTAAATCGTCGTTGGGATCTCTTGTTGCTTCGGCATAATAAATACCATCTTTTCCTAAGAAAAAAACCATTGCCATCGGTCTGTATGTTTTTACTCTCATTGTTAATTATCCAGTTAAGGAAAATGCCTGTCCATTAGTTTGTGCTTTATACATATCTATTAATTCATTAATTGTCATTGTATGACCATCAAGATTAATATTAAAAACAAATGTATTACCATCGTTTGTCTGTAATGCTCCTTGAGGACCGGGAATTGGTGTTGTTCCAGTATATCCAGGACTTTCGCCTCCTCTTAATGATTGTATATGTGATACAGGAGCATAAGGAGCCCTTTGTGTTTTTTCTTGTTGTGATCTTACAAGTTCTTGTACAACAGAAAAACCAAAATTAATAAGAACTCCTTCTACAGTTTGCATTTGAGATGTTTTTAATCCAGAAGAATATTGTCCAATATCGAATGCTTCGCCAGTACCATGACGACTTGGTTTACCACTTGTTGTTATTGCACCTTTTCTAAAACCAGATGTTGCAGCAATATCTGTTCCTACTGGTATTCCAGGAAGAAGACCTTGATTTGCTAACCATTCAACTTGTTGAAAAGCCTCAACAAGTTCAGGATCAACACCTTCTAATTTTGCTAATTCACTTTTACTTGTAATTGGTGAATATTGACCAGTTATTTTTGCCATTTGTATCATAGTTTCATAAGTGCCGCCAATATTTCCCATAAGTTTTCCAGGAAAACCTAAAGAACTTGTTCTTCCTGTTATATCTCCGCCACCTGCGGGTATATTCCAACTTGGATCGCCCCAAGATGTATCTGGACTATAAATTTTATTTAAAATTCCCATTCCACCAATAATACCTAAAGTTGTAGCAGCCCTTTTTCCAACTTGTCCAAGTGTTAAATTTTCTTTACCAGTTAAAACATCAAGTCCAAGTTGTCCAGCACTAACTGCGGCACCAATAGAAATCATTGCATGTAATCCGGGGTCTGTTAAAAATGTTTTAAATATATTACTTAAACCAGTAAATATTTGACCAACATCCGAAAAATCTTCTGTTAATGTTTCTATTCCACTTAATAAAGCATTTACAGATTGATTCATTGTTGTAACAATATCACTAAAATTTGCTCCAATACCAAGTTGTATACCTTTTCTTTCTAATTCAGCAGTCATTACTCCTGTTCCAAGAAGTTGTGGTGCTGGTCCTAAACCTAATAATTGTTCAAACTTACTACCTTTTACATCTTCTGGTGTTCTTATTGCTGCTTTACCAAGTCTTTCGAAAGTTCCTGTATTTATCATTTCTTCAACTTGTGTAATAGATAAACCACTTTGTTCACTTAAAAACATTTTTAATAAATCGCTACCTTCACCAAACTGTTGTTTAGCAAAACCATAAATATCTTTTATATTTCTTGGATCTAAAATTCCTGTCTCCATTCTTTTCATTACATCTATAAGACTTTTTCCTCGGCCAAGACCAAGTGCCTGCATTGTAAATGCTGTTCCTGCTTCACCACCACCAGGAGCCTGAATCATTTGTTGAAGACCCTGTACAATAGGTAATGCACCTTGACCACGAAACATTGGAATATCTTCACCAATTATACCAAGCATATTAGATAAACTGGATATATTACCAAAACCAAGACCAGTTTGAGTTGCAGCAGCCATTGGAATCATTTGATTTAATGCCATTACAAAATCTGCTGTATTTCTTTGTTCTCCAGCACGACCATATCTACCACCACCTCCATAAAAACCTGTACTGGTAATAAGCGAAGCAATTGTTGCAAAATCTTCATCTGGTCTTAAAGTTTTACCAAGTGTTTCCATTAACGGAAGCATTTGTTGTGTTTCCATATTCCGCCAATAACCCATTGCTCCCCATCTATTTAAACTTTCTTCTGCTTGCATACCAAGACCTCTTGGCATACCGGCCATTGTTGTCAACATTGCTTGCGATTCATATGGCGACATTCCCCATCTAAATCTATTTTCTGGACGGGCAGTTATTAAATCAAGCATTTCCTCTCTTTGTTGTCCACGAGTTGGAGGAACATTTAAAAATCTTAAATTTCCTTGACCTGCTTCGTCAGCACTCCAAAATGCACTTTCTACACCTCCACCGGCCATAACACCATAATTCGGAAAATCCTGAAAAGGTGCAAATCTTCCCGTTTGTAATTGCATACCAGTATACCATTTTTCGAATTCACGTTCTTCACGAATACCAGTATAAATATTTGAAGCTAAATTAAATCCCATACCAAGCGTTGCAAGATTTTTAGCCATACCCATGGCAGTTGTAAATCCGGCTTGTGTTTTTCTAAAGCCACCACCTGCCCCTCCGGGACCACCTTCCCCGGATACCTGTTGTTGAATCTGCATAGATTCTTCGTGGGCACGTTTTTGTAAACCAATAATTTCTTTTCTATCGGTAATTTCTTGTTGAAGATTGTCAATTTTGTTTTTAAAAGAAGGTACAGCATCTAAATCAATATCTTTGGATACATCTTTTAATTGTTTAAATGTATTAACCAGTTCTCCAAGTTGTCTTTCATTGTTTTGTATTACATCCTGTAAATTCCTAAAACCTCTGGAAATATCATCGAGATCGCGCTTAAAATCTTCCCGTGCCCTATCACCAAAAATTCCAGATTTTTGAGCATCTGCGGCATACTGTTGAGTTTTTTGTATTTCATCGTTAATTAATTTAATATCTTGAGCGCCTTTTGCTCGGGCCTCAACGTCAATAAAAACTTTACCTTGTATATCAGCCATTAATCAAATTTCTCCTCAACAAGGTATCCATCATCTTGTTGTTCACTTAACTCGGCATAAAGTTCTTCATTTAAAACAACCTTACTATTTTCACACTCCGAAACATTTTCTTCTGTATAACCCATTTCTAATAATTGACTTTTTTCCCAGTTATCATATTCCGGATCTTTATACTTTTCCCTAAACTGTTCTGGAAATTCATCCTTATACATATCCATAATCCACGTGATTTGTTCTTCTGTTAAATCAAGTAACCGTGGATCTGTTGGTAATGTAATTCTTGGAACTCCAGATGGTCCAGTTCCTCCACCGGACAACTTCATTAATTGCCACATACCTTCAAGAACTGGATTCGCTTTTATCCTCCTCATGTTTTTCCTTATCTTTTCGAAAAAAAGTATTTACCCATTTAACATATTGAAAATATACATTTTCTAAAAGTTCATAATCATACAATTGCCCCGGTATCCACCAGTCCGGGGCAGTATCAACAACAACAACCAATGTAGAAATTATATGAGTAAGATTATTAGTATATACATCTACATCTAATTCCTGTCGTAAACGAGCATCGTAATTACCAATCTGAATTTTTTCACCAATCGTAGGGCGGTGAACAGTAAATTTACCTTTAAATTCATCCCCATTTGGTGCTACATAATCAATATCGAAAGAATATTGTACTTTCTTACCCGCAAAAAGTTGTCTTGCAAGTAAATCAAATTTTGCTTGATTGCCTCCATCTGGTTCCATGATTTTTACTCTCCCCTATTTTCATTTTTTATTACTCGCTGTATAAGTAAGTAAACGTCGCATTTTCACCAGCAATTGCATTGGCTCTAAATGTTTCCGAATAATCAACGAGTGTACACCTTCTGTAAGTTCTTACAACATCTCCCAAAAATTTATCTGTAACTTCAATATCAATAAGAGGTAAACGCATTATGTCACCACCACGAGCGACGCCGTCATCATCCAAATCGCCCTCGCCAGTACCAGTTGCCGCAATACCATGATCTTTTAGACTGGCCGCAACTTGGTTGGCAACATCTTTCCTAACTAAAAATCTATCTAAGGTAACAGTTCCTTCATATCTCAGGGGAACATGTTCCTTGGGATAAATACTTCCAATTTCATAAACACCTTGCGTACCAAATCCACGCCTTGCTGATAAACCTTGTCCTCTGCCAATTTCAACAGGTGGACCGCCATCGGCTTTGACCACAAGTCTTATTGTATGTCCAGCGTGTGTCTGTGTGTTTTGTAAAGTTGCCATTTTAAATTATATCCTCCTTTCTTTTATTATGCTGTTAATCTTGCGGATTTAAAATGAGTTGTAATTAATATATAATTAATGGGTTCTGTTGGGCTTACTTCATAATCAATTCTGGCTACGCCCTGTTCAAGAACCACATTTGGCGGTTTATAAGAAACAATACGTCCATCCGCAATCATATCTTTAAGAATTCTTTCAACAGTACGTTTCATTTGACTTGGTTTATCAAGTGTTCCACCAGTACCAATGAAACTTGCTTCAAGTTCCTCACGCATGTTTTTCGAAATACTATCAGCAATCCGTTGTACATTCCATTCTCTGTATAACGTATTATCTGACTTTAAATAAGTTGTAATGGATTGCACAATACGATAACCTTGATTTTCCACAGACTCAACGGGTGATACACCGCCCAATAAAAATTCGTCCATTTGTTCATCACTATATTGTGTGGTTAATCCAACAGCATTAATATAGTCATAAGTCAATGGTTCCTGTAAATCGGCACTTGCGGCCATACCAGCATAAGCACAAGCTGTATAAGCAGAACTTAACTGTTCTAATTGTCCAAGTCTATTATAACGATTAATTCCAGGAGTACAAAGTACAACCCTGGAACTATTAAGATTTCTTGCTCTCGCTAAAATAAGATTTGGATTTGCTTCTTCTGCTAATGGATGACCAATTGGTGATGTTCTTTCTTTTCTACCATTTGCACTCATGTAATTGTTGTGTGCCGAAAGAAGCTGGTGAATAGCCTCATCTTCAGTCATAACAAGAACAATATCTACACTTTCCGATTGAAATAAATCGAGCGCATCTTGCCAATCTTGAGGAATTACCGAACCTTCTGAACCACCAGATAAAAAAGTCCAACCAATAATTTGTGGCTGTTGATTAGCAGAACCAACAAATGTCCCTGTTACTAAATCTCCTATTGTATTCATGAAATTTAGGAAAGTTTCTTTATAAGCAACACAAACATAATAATTTGCTTTTACATCTTGTGATGTAACAGCATCTAATTCGGTTGTATCTAAATTATTATCACCTAAAACAACAGCTTCATAGAAGGGATTGAAAGTATTAATATGATTAACAATTTCAAGAACAGTATTGTAAGAACTTTTTGTTGTATCGATTACAAGATCTTCACTACCATCTGTTTGATCACCTGCTAAAACAATACTAACCTGTGAACTTGTAATTGTTAATTGAGCAGTGGACGCATTACCAAGATAACGAACTTTAAATGTTGGGCCTAAATTATCTCCAATTTCTACAATATCTTCAAGTGTATCTTCAATAGTAAGAAGAAAACCGTCAACACCTTCGTTTTCAGTTTTTACTGTACCTTGAGTAATTTTAAACCGAATTTGTGTTTGACGAGATCCCCAATCATTGGATTGCAAATTAATCCAATCGGCAGAACCAACATCTAAAATCTTTCCAGTAGCTTTTGTTGCGGGATTAACGCGAATTGCTTTAGTACGATATGCACCAGGAAATTTATCCACATCACTTGAAGGATTATAACAAATTTCCAAGCCAGTTAATAAGTCTCCATCTTTAAGTACATTTCTTGCTGTTACGGGATTTAAAAAACTTTGTACAATTCCTGGTTCACCACCAGCAGCCTCACCTATAATGCCAATAGTACCAATGGCACCAATTTGACTTCTTGTCATTTCTTCAGCATCGACGTGTGTTGCCGCTTGTGGTTTAACTAATTGTCTTCCATGAAAGTAAACACCGATAGCCAATTTTATCAGCCTCCCTTATAATGGCGTATTTTTAAAACTATTCAATGCGTCATCCCATTTTTTAAAAGATCTTTTTGTCATGTCCTTTTTCTTCTTACAATATAGAACAAATGCTTGTGCCCAATTGTTTACAATCCCTTTTATCATACAAAATTCACCAAGAGTTATAAATTGTTCTTTTTGTTTCACCTCCTTACTACTATTATCACCAGATTTGTCCTTTTTTACAACCTTTTTTTCACCATCTTTAGACTTTTCAACCACTTTACTCTCCCCTTTCTTATTATGGATCTGCTAAGGGATTATTTTCATGATCCCTGTACAAACTTGGTTCTTGCAAATCTATACCCTTAATTAAATCAACTGCTGGTGTTGCAGAATATAAATTTGTAGTTCCTGTAAATATAAAAGATGTCCAAAACATTACTTCCGGTTGATAACTAACTGGATCACTTTCGTCTTGACCACCACCTATACGCTGATTTACGACTCCAAGTTGTGCCATTATGGTTCTTGCTTCAAAAAGAATATATTTTATAACATGTCCAATATAATCTCTTTCATCCGAATTATGCGACCAAACTCTTATTTCCAATGTTTCTTCCCACATACTTCCATATTGCCTATGGGCTTTATCAAATTCATCTTTAAATTCTGCAACCTGATCACCAAGAAATTGATCCGATTCATTATCTTGTATTTTATTTATACCAATTGCCGGAATTGTTTTATGTGTAACAGGATCAGATCTTAATACAGGTATTTCACCTAAAAATTCATTATTTCCTTTTACTAATTTTCCATTCACAACATCAGAAGCTAAAATATCATAATCGTACTTCGCATAATATTTTAATCTTTCTTTTATAAAATTTTGCAAAAAATATTTTAAATGTATTTGGTAAGTTGTTGTCAACATCCGATTACGCAAATACTTTTTATTTACAAGTAAATACGGATCTTTTACATTTTCATTTCCTATTGGTGACATTATACCATGTCCTCCAATAAACCTCTTTTAATTTCTTCAAGTATATGAGGTAAAGCTTGTCTTGCTGAAGCTTGTGCAACTGGTCTTGGCGATACAGCAGGTTGAGCCCAAGATTCATTGCCGGCAACAGTTTTAGAACTAATTCTTCTAAATGTTATATATTGTGAATGACCACTTTTACCCATTTTTTTCATTCCTTGGTATTTTCCAGCTCTCCAAGTATATGGAGCAAATGGTCTATCTGGTGTTGTAATTTTTGTTCTTCTACCTATCTGCGGTGCATTTAAACTTCCACCACTAATAAGATTACCACCAATTCTCATTGGACGTCCTAAATTTTTTGCCTTTTCATAAACATCTTTTGGCATTGCTTTCATTGTTACCGCACCGGGAGTACCATGACGAAATGGAATTGTTATATATCTACTTCCATCTTTTGCTGTTTTGGCTTTTGAACTTTGCAACATTTTTTGTCTTACTTCTTGTCCGCTTCTTGCTCTCCTGCCAGCTTCAATATATATTGCATAAGGACAATTTGATTCAACCCTGCCCCAATATGGATTTCCTTTCATTGGGTAAATTAAACCATTTTGAATACTTGCCACATATTGTCCTGTAATTCTATTTACCTTAAAATTCTTTCCATCAAAAGAAACAGTTGTACCAGAAGCATTTCTTACCCATAAACCTCTTACATACATTATTGATCGTTCTACAGCATCAGATAAACCTTGTAACATTTGTTCTTCGGAATAACCTTTTAAGAAACGTAAAGAACGAACCGCATCTTGAACATTAACGCCAACATTTATTTGCGGCCCCATTGCACTAACAATTGCTTGACTTACTCCAAGATACATTTACCAAACATCGTCCCTTCTTATAACTGCTCTTCTTGGCATCATTTCATTACTCGGTGTACGAGTTAAAGGTAATGACAAATAAACTCTATAATATGGCCTGTGATAATAAGTGACAGTGTATTGTCTGCCTTGTATTGGTATATTACCACCACCTAACCAGTATATATCCTGCCCTTGTAAGACAAAGTCAGTCCCTTCTATGTGTTCAACAACTGTTTCTCCATCTTCACCTAAAGAAATAACTTCTATAATTTGTATTATTTCCCTATATAATAATCTATCGTTTTCATTCTTTACTAAAATTTCGCTGAATTTTTCTTCTTGTTTTAAAAGTGTTAATCTATCTTGATAACCAATTTTATAAACAGGTTCAAGAGTTAGCATTGCACTTCCAAGTAAAACTTCTCCAACTGCTGTCATTTGTAAGTTTGGCTCAACACCAGTTATAAGACCAGTTATTGGAGAAATAAAATTATAATCTATAAGTATTGTATCTGTTATTAATGGTCTATTTTCACCTTCAATAACAATATAATCATTTCCAAAATCTTTAACTGTATAAACTTCACTTTGTGTAACATTTTCTACTTTTAATACATCTATTATTGTTCCACTCGAAACTTTTACAACCCAACTCCCATCTATTATTGCTGGTTCTCCAATTGTTTGTTGTTGAGAATCAAATTCATATTTAACTTCTGTTATATCCAATAACTTTGGATTTTTTATACCACTTATTTCTATTTTATTTCCACTTACTCCAACAATATTATATTCTTCTCCTGTTGTTAAATTTTTAGCGTAAGAAACATTTATAATATTATCATTTCTAACATATATAAAAGGTTCACCATTAAATTTTGGAAGACAACCATCATCGTTACTTCTTTCTGTGATTATATAAAATCTTTGTATCTTATATAACCAGCCTTTACTATCGGAACCATATTTAACACAAACTGGACATCTAAAATTTGGTTGCCCACTGTCTAAATTATAACATGGACACCGAGACGCTGTTTCAAAAATTATTTCTTGTCCATAAGAATTTATAAGACGGCGAAAAGTATCTAAATTTAACTTCTGTGAATCTGACATACTTCTTGGCATTTTAATTGCTTTTACCATCACATAACCTTCATTTGAATACCTTTATCACGTTGTTTTTGATCTTTCTTAAACTGTTCATAATCTTCTTTATATTCATTAATTCTTGCTTGGAATAATAATTCGCTGGAAAAAGATACCGATTGGCTTAAACCGTCAATGCTTGCGCTTGTTCCAACAATACCTCGTGTAATTGCTTCACCTGTAATTCTTAATAAATCAATACAAGCAAGTTTTGCAACCATATCTTTATAAGTTTCCGAAACAGTTAAAAGACCAGCCACATAATCTATATAAATTAATTGTGGTATATCGAATGGTAAACGTCCTGTCATTAAAGGTAAAAATTGTCCACCTCTACCAATCATTGTTGCGTCAATTGTACCAGCAGTTGGAACCAATTGAAGTTGTCCTTTACGATGATAAATTTTTATCCACTGATTTGGAAAATCGATTATTTTTTGTCCTGTTGGATATATTAAACTCATTCTTGTTATATCTATAACAGGATATTCTCGTAATTGTAAAAATCCCCATTTAAAGAAATAATCAAATGCATGGTAATCATATGGTGCTTCAACAATATCGGATTGTGCTAATCCGTCTGTTGGCGATTCTCTATTTATTAAACTTCTTACGTCTGTTGCCGTTATGCTTACAGGTAATAACCGAACTTGTATATCACGTTCTATTTTATCTATACCTAAGAAAATATATTGCCAAATTGTTTTTGTGTCTAAGTTTTCACAATCACTATACGATAAACCAATACCGCCAACTAAATAATCGCGGATAATACGTTCTGGCGTCATGATTTGCCAAACCTGCCGAAACGCAGGGTTATTTGTTACAATAAAATAACTTGTCCACAAATATGTATGTGAATCTTTAACACCTTTATATTCTACAGTATATAAACCAAATTCCCAATCTACGGCCGGCTTTACATCATAACTATAAAAACCAACAGCTTCTTTTACTAAATTTTCATCTATAATAATTGGTGTTCCATTTGGTGAATTAATATTCAATATAGCAGTATTAGTATCTGCTTCAAATAATTCATTATCTTCATTCCTAAACTCGAATTCAAGTTTTAAAATTCCATTTCTTTGAACTTTTGGAAATTCAATATCGTAAGGCATTTAAAACACCTCTACTATTGAAAAATTTTCATTGTCATATTTTACATAAGTAAAACTTCCTAAAGCAGAACCGGGATTTATATATATTACATTTTCTAAAGTATCTATCTCTGCTCTATGATTATGTCCACAAACAACAATATCACATCCAAGTCTTTCTGCTTCTTTAATAACATATTTTTTCATACTAAGTCCAGATTTTTTATTATGAGTTAAAAAATTCAGGAAATTGCTCTTTACAACCCACTTTGAAATTTTACGAAAAATCTTTACATCATATATTCTTTCTAAAAATTTAAATAACCATCCAAAATGTCCAAAATAGTGTCCATGAACAATAAGCCATTTTTTATTATCAACCGTTAATTGAAGCTGTGGATAAAAAATCTTCATTCCACAAACTTCTCTTCCATTAATTTTAGAAATAGAAAAATCGTGGTTTCCCACAACCTTATACTTTGTTTTTTCTATTAAACTTTTAATTAAACAAAATCTTTGATTTAATATATCAAAAAATTGCATATATTGCAAATCAACGCAATCACCAATATCGATAATATAATCTTCATTTGTAAGTTCAGACAACATTTTTTGTATTGCCAAAACATTACAATATTTATTACCAATATGTAAATCCGAGGTAAAAATAATCACCTAATCCATCTCCCCTATGTTTTAGGCATTGTATAAACAGTAGCAGGATCTAAATTCAGCCATGAACCTAAATTAATCGTTACCTTTTTGTCCGCATTAGTTGTCATACTATAATATTCAAAAACAATTTTTAAACCAGGAGATATATGACTTGCTGTTGGTCCACAAATTCTTGTATCTTCTTTTTTATTTGTTTCCATTAACCAGTTATAAATCATATAACCTTGTGCAATATCGGGATAACTCGGATGTTCAATCCATGCTCTCATTGCATCTTGATCCTCTGCTCCTTTGACAATAATTTCTGAACCATCTATATCAATGCCATTAACAAACGGAGGAGTAAATACAACTTTCGTAAGAAATTTATCGTCATCTTTAGTTATTACAATATTACTTGCTAATGGATTGTGTTTAGTTGGAACAGTTGTACTTCCTGGATTAAAGTAAAAACCAATAGGCGACATTCTAAAATCAATTTTATGGATAGTTGGTTTAACAGATAAACCACCACGATCAGTATCTGTTCTATATAATTGTTTATTACAACCAGCAAGAAAATTATCTTCAAAGTCTTCTTGATCAGAACTTTCGGGAGTTGGGTCTTCTTTTGTTATATAACAAAGATAAGCAAATTTTCCATCAATCGCAATAATTTGGTAAATTTCCAACTCTTCTGGTGTTACAATAACATATTGCGGATTAAGACTTTTCGTTGTTCCATCGATATATTTTTTAAACTCTGTCCAATTTAAATTTAAAAGTATTAAATCAGATGGTATACTAAATTTTGGCATTTTATATCTCCCCTTATGTTATTGTTCTATAAATTAAAGTAATTGCTAAACAATCTCCAGCACCCTGATTTGAATATAACCATATATCTCCAGTAGCAATTCCACCAACAGAAGCAACAACAGAACTTCTCGCATTTGGTGCTTCAGCAGATTGTGCTTTAATTCCACCACCAAATGTAAAGTTATGTTCTTTATGTTTTTGTGAAATTGCTTCTGTCATTATTTTATAATTCGAACCATCATAAAAACCAACTTCAACTTTTTTATTATCGGCATCTATATGTACATTAATTTCCATTAATTCATATCCCGTAACAGAATCGGCCGAAGCATCTAATAAAAGATATTGTACAGGACCGGCACCAGTAAGTAACCTTGTTATAACAAGATTAGTTGCAGATGGTGTTCCTCCTCCAATAGTTTGAACAATATTAACATCTAATGCTTGATCGGAACCAACAAGAGTAGAAGTTAAATTAGTTCCTGCACCATCTTGAAGTTTACTAAATACTGTTCCGGCAATTGCGCCAGTATTACATGCCACTACTTTTCCATTAAGAAGTGCCAATGTTGCTTCACTTGCTCTGGTACTTAAAAGAACATCGATATTTCCATCTATGGATGCTAATGTTGCTTCTTTTGCAATTGTACTTAATGCCACATCCAAGTTTGCACTTGAAATAGGAACAACTTGATCAGAAGCAATATTAACTGGAAGTGAGTTTATAATTAATGCTGTCCCTTGTGCTGGAATCTTATTATCAAGTGATGTTGTGTCATTAGCTATAATAGCAAGACTTGTGTTTCCTAACAATTGATTTGCAGCACTTGCCGCACCTGCTGGTAATGGTAATGCCGACGCAGAAATTGGAACCACTTGATCGGAAGCAATATTTACAGGAAGTGAATTGGCAATTAATGCTGTCCCTTGAGCAGGAAGTTTTGCGTTAATAAGTAACAATGTGGCCTCTGTTGCCGCACCAGCAGGAAGAACAGTTTGTCTTACTGTAACATCTAAGGTTGTATCCCCACTAATTAAGGTACTATGAAACGGTTGACCTGTAAACGCGGAATTAAGTAATACTTCAAGTTTTCCAACATAATTAGTTCTTAATGCATCATTTGTATTACCATAAATAATTGTTCTTACTTTACCATCCGGAGCAACATTAATAGATTGATATGTTGCAGAATCATCCTGACCCATTACTAAAATACCGTCTGTTGCTGCAGAATAAATATCACCATCATTAAGAAGTGTTGGACCATTCCATAACATACTTCCAGAAGCAATATTTACATCTAATGCACTGGCAGTCGATGTTATAGGAGTACCAACTCCATCTGCTAAATTAACAAGATGTCCAGCAACTTGTGTGTCATTAATAGTTTTAAGTCTATCCAATAAAGTATTTGCGGCCGGTGATGCCCCAACAACACCAAATCTTGTCAGTAAATCTTGTGTATCAGTATAAACATTTGCCAATGTTGTTTCTGACGCCCTTGTACTTAAAAGAACATCAAAATTGGTATCAATACTTCCTAAATGTACTTCTGCTAATACCAATGTTGCTTCTGTTGCCCGCGTTGAAAGTGCCACATCAATGTTTCCATCAATATTGGACAATGTAGATTCTGTAGCAACAGTTGAAAGTGCCACATCAATATTTCCGTCAATATTAGATAACGTGGCTTCTTTAGCAACAGTAGAAAGTGCTACGTCAATATTTCCATCAATGTTGGCCAATGTAAGTTCGGTTGCTGCACCTGCTGGTAATGGTAATGCCGCAACTGAAATTGGAACAACTTGATCGGAGGCAATATTAACCGGAAGCGAAGCAGCCGTCAGTGCCGCACCAAGTGCTGGAATTTTTGCGTTAAGTAATGCCAATGTTGCTTCGGTTGCCAGACTGGTTAATATAACTCCATTTGCCAATAAAGTTGGTTCCGTTGCGTAATTAATGGCAGCAAGACCAGTTAAAATTCCTTCAATACCATCAATGTGTCCAATAATTGTTGCGTCATTGGCAAGTTGTAAAAGTTGATTTGCAGAAGTTGCTGCACCAGCAGGAAGAACAGAAGAAGTAATAGCAGCATTAATTGCATTACCAGTAAATCCAATTGCTTGTGTTCCGGTTCCATCCCATAAATAAGCTTTAATAGAAGCTGCTGGCGCACCGACACCAGTTAAGGGTTGAATCATTGGAACCCAATTTACGCCGTCCCAAACATACTGAAATTTTGGATCTTGTGGTATTTCATTAAAACCTTGTTGCTGTTCACTTCCAGGCATTTTATGTTCACTCCTTTATTGGGCAAAAAGCCAGGATTTAATAGAAGCTGCTGGACCACCAGAATTATTTGAAATTTTTACAGCAATAAATGGCATTACATCATTGGAAAAATACATAAACGGATCACCGGCATTTGCAACTAATCCTGTTTTATATAACAACCATTTATCATCTGTCATTGTTCTTTCTGGTACAATATAAAGTTCTATATCAAGATCCACATCACCAATAACATAAAGCATTTTATCCTTACGACCAATAATTTCTATTGGAGGTGATGTATATTCCTGCCCATCCTCTAAAGTAAAAAATGGATCATTACAATCTGCGAAAGATCCAATTTGTGTACCATTATAATCGGCTTTAAATGACGGCATTACATTTGCCTCCTATTAATCGATATTTATTTTTGGCCTTTTTGCTGATTTTTTCTTCGCAGCCATTTTCTTTTTTACAGGTTTCTTTATTTCAGGTATTGCATCTAAATCGTCTTCTTCAGTTTTTTCAACTTCCTTAACGTTAGATTTTGCTAATTTACGTTTTATAATAGAAAAGTTTGGATTATCCTTAAATCTTAAAATATCACTTTTCTGTAAATCTCTTATTCTTTCTCCTTTTAAATCGTAAACACCAGTAGCAAAACCATTTTCGTCAAATTTAATAATTCCACCTAAAATTCCTGTTTCTTCTAATTCTTTATCTTTACATTTAAGTAACATTTTACTCTCCCATTTATACTTTTTAAATAACAATAGAGTGGGGAGGAAATTTAATTACAATCCTCCCCACTCAATTAGTGATTATTTTTTCTCACGCTTACCAATATTAATATAAAGAATCTGCTTCGTAGGAGCATAGACCTGAAGCATACCATAAAGTAAAACCATCCAGCGAATAGCGGCAGAAACAGTAGCAAGGTCAATCTTCATTAACGGAGCTAACTGTTTAAATGACATACCTTCTTCGCCATCAAGGAAAAGACCGAAAGCAGTAGATGTATCCGGAAGACGTTGATTAAGGTCCGTAAATACAGCAGCAGCAACAGAACCAGGACTAACATTTCTTGGATCTGCGATAGAACCTATAAATCCAGCCTTCGTTGGATCATTAACTGTACCTCTATAAACATTATAATGGTACGCACGAGGATTTTTCGCGTAAGCACCTGTACTAACTTGAGCAATTGTAAGAGTAACCACTTCCGTTGCGCCTGCTGGACTTTGTGACGCAGGTGCTGAAGCAATGGGAAGAGACTCTGTCCCCTTGATTCCAACTGCTGTAACCCAATAGTAATACGTTGCCGAGGTATGTAATGAAGCTTGCCCGACAATAGCAGAAACAGGCGCACCCGGCGTATCTGGTGCATATTTGCCAGCTCTGGTCGGCGGTTTAACCTTCGGTCGTAAGAATACATCTGGCTCTAAACGAACTAAACCATTTTGCGATGCATAATGTGTAACAGGGCTACCAACAATTCCGTTAATTGGAGCCGGAAGGTTAATGCGTTGTCTTGGGAAGAAAGAACGAGCAAGATCTGCAAGTGTTCTTAAATCCTGGAAAACAACTTGTTGCTGACCATAAAAATCTGCTGTAATTTGGGAACCAAGTTCGAGATAATCTTCATCAAGAGGATTACCGCGTAAATCAATAATCTGTTCGGAACCATAACCTCCGACACCTTCCCAAATTTGTTGATATAAACCTTTAAAAGAAAGAGGATTTAAAGAATCATCTCCAAAATAAAGAGCATGATTTAAACGTCTTAAAATCCACATCGTGCCATTAATTGTTTCTCTACCAATAGTATTACCATGAGCGGCACGAACAAGCGTCATTGGATGACTAACTACTCTGGTATTACCAAGAAATTTGACAATACCTACTTCTCTACGGTAGAAAGCATCCTCTTCGTCCGGTAAACCGGCTTCCTCAAAGAAGGCACTTGTATCATCACCATAAGATTCGAGTACATTGAATTCTTCTGCGGTGTTGTAAGCCCTCTTTTTCGGTATGGCGCGCCAAATTTTCAGGTGCTCCATCCTATAGGTCGTGGTCTTCAATGTTCCTTCGAGAGATTCCACGCGAAGAGGTGCTCCAGTACCTGACGGCTGACCGCCGGTAAGACTCCCACCAGTCTGAAGAGCTTTTTGGAGTTGTTGCATCTCGTCCCAGCCAACAGAACTACCTTCGAGTCCGGCAGATCCCTCAAAGCCTCCCGCAAAACTGTCGTCCATTAAATGCGGCGTAGCAAATCCGGCATCATGCATGGTTTACACCTCCTTAAAAGTTAATTAGTCCCTGCGAAGCAAGAACAGACTCAATGTCGGGGGTAATTTGTCCGCCATTGGTTTCGAAATTCGCGATAACAGACTGGTCAATCTGTCCAGCCTGGAAACTCTTTTCCAAAGCATTCAGTACGACCTGTCTATTTGGTGTTTGAGAACCACCTTTATTCAATATCTGATATGGGTTGGAAACTGCACGTCTATTTCCACCAGTAACAAGATTTTGAATAATACGGCCTTGTGCCGCAACAGCCTTTGCCAATTTGGAATTAAATTCATTTTGTTGACCAAGATTATCGGTAACAACTTCAGCCAACGAATCAACATGCCCACCAAGAGATTTTGTAATACTGCGTAAAAATGGGCTTACATCAAGAGCATCAATAGCTTCTTCTTCGAAATCAGTAGTCATCGACTTTGCCACAGAAGGATTATCCGGAACAATATTCTTCTTCGCTGTCCATTTCTTATACCAGCGTGTATATTGTGCTGGAGTCATAATCTTTCCTGGCATATTCGGTCCACCAAAAGAAGCATCTAACTTTTTAGAACCACGAGTTGTAGCAGTATCATCCAAATCATCAAATGTAGCTGTTAATTCATCTTCATTCCATTGGTTAGAAAGGCGCCGACCAGAAACTCCAAGATCTTCGTCATCTTCATCTTCGTCATCCCAGTCTTCATCTTCATCCAAATCTTCGTCATATTCCGCATCCGCAAGTTCTTCGTCAAAATCTTCATCTAAGATATCTTCATTAACATCCGCAGAACCAGCAGATTTAGCTAACTCGTTAATAGCTTCATCCAAAATATCGAGGTCGGATGCCTGACTTTTTCTTTGTCCTTTCACCTTGTTCACCTCCTTTCAAACTTTTTTTAAATTATAACCTTTTTTTCAACAATATCATTAATTTGGTCATGGTTATCAAAAATATAATCCACTAAAAATTCCGCCTTGTCTTCGTCTAAATTAACACATTCAATAAAATGTCTTTTGGCACCATGTTCACCATTGACAAAGCTCCCGTCCGGCGCAATATGTGGACATATGAATTCCTTATGGTCCGCATCTTGTACTAACTTCATAAAATCTTTAAAAATAACTTTTAAATCTTTATCTTTACGTTTTCTTCTTAATTCGCGATTTCCTCCACCTTCAAGACTTTCTGTCATCATTGCAGCACCACCTGGAGAAGCTGTTGTTAAAGATTTTAAGAAACTTCCCCATGGAACAGTTTTTACATCTGTCCATACATTTATTGGATATGGTGTTATAGCAAGATGATTTAAAAGAACTTTTTTAACTCTATTTACAGTTCGTTGATATGTTGAATGAAAGAAATCTTCTGTTTCAAGAATCTTACCACCAATGGAAACACCAAGACTGGCTTTTGCTTTTAATAAGTCCCAAACAGAATCTGCAATTGCCATTCCTTTACCTTTATATAATCTTCCTTTAACAAGCAAAATACCATCATCTGTTATTTCTCCACTTATTGGTTCACCAATTAAAAATCTTGGATCAACAAGACTTTTATGATCATAATCAATTTTTCCACATTTTAAATAAAAATTTAAACTTTTGCGAATACCACTTGAATCAACAACATCACCCTGTAAATCTAATTTTTCATTACTACTGTTCATATAAATAACTCTATCTTCAGAAATTTTATCTTTTCCGGCAGATTTTAACATAACAGGAAAATGTGTAAAGAAATCAAACTCAGTTTCCATTATAGACTTCAAAAGGTTATGGTCGAATGTATTGTTCATTTTTTTAAATTAAAAAAGGCTCGAATAAATTGAACGGCATTTACTTTTCCAACTTACGCCGTTCTAATAATTTACCCGAGCCTTTACCTTTACTATAAAGGTTTTCGCTCCCTGACTTTATTATACTGACTTTTTTCTTTTTAACAAGTCCTTTATGTAAAATTGTTTTTTTAATGGGGACAGTTAATTTAGGTTGTCTATCATTGCTTTGAATAACCATTGGCAGAACGTTATTTTCTTTACATTGTTTACATTTACTAATTAATCTATTGTTTTCAAAAAATAACACCTGCGATTTAATTAATCCTCTTTTTCCATTACTTTTTACTAATGGTGTATTACAATTCCAACATCTGTAAGAAACCTGAAAATTTTCGTCAGCCATTTTAAATTACCTCGAACTTTAACTTTTTATTTTTCGAAACAAAAAATCTTGTATCTTCCGTTTCTGTTGGTATAATCAATGCCGGCCTTGGAATATGTGGATTATTCTCAAATATGTAATGCCCATCTACAGCCTCTGGAAATTCCATTGGCCGAGATTTAAAAACAGATAAAGTACAAGCCCAAAATTCTGTACTGTTAGGTAAATAACCCTGTGATGCTGCATGACGTTTGGCATTAGACCAATCGTTCATAATTTCAACTCCTTGGCAATTACCTTAAATTTTGTTGTTAATTCAACACCAAACTTCTTACATGCCGTTATTATATCTCTATAAAACTTTTCAATCTCTTCTATTGTGTTTCCTCTTTGCATTAAAATCTTATTCATATTTGGTTCGTCTAAAAACAACATAGAACCTTCTGCTTCTTTTGCATCTTGTAAATTTTCATAAGCTTTTACATACAATGGTTTTATATCAGGATTCTGTTCTTGTTCTAAATTAATATCGTGTTTACCTTTTATACTACCAACAAACTTTTTTCTTTCTACAGATCTCTTTTCACCTGTAAGATGATTATAATAAGTTTGTGCTCCCATTTTTATCTCCCCTTCATTGTTTCAAGTTCTCTTTGTTCTTCTAACATCTGGCCATGTACTCGTTGCCATTTTTTACCAGAATAAGTTTCCATACCTTTTACATAAGTCTTTTCTGTTTGATCGCGCCATTGTTTTATTCTTGCCGCCTGTTTTGCTTCTTTATTCATTTTACTAAAAGTTACTTTTGCTCTGGTACTATCACCAGATTTTTCAGCAAACGCATATTGTTGCATTAATCCTTGTTGAAGTCTTGTAATTTTTGGAGATGCCATTAATGCCCTGTAATTAGCAGAATGTTTTAAGAATCTATCTTTCGTATTATAAAATCTTTTTAAGTCTTGTTTCATTCTTGCATAATTTGGAGGAAGATAACCAGAAACATCTTTTTCTGTATGTATATCTTCTGTTGCCATTGGTGTACCTTGTCTAAAGGAATCATGTACATCTTCAATTAAATCCATTTTAGCATCCCTTAAATGTCCAGCATATTCATCGGGAGATTTAAAATGTACAGCATTACCATCCTTATCTTTAATTTTATTTCCAATGCTATCTGTAATTTCTGTTCCACCATGATCTAAAGAAAGTTTATAATCCCTAAATTCTGTTCTTGGATGTGTATTTGAACTTCTTGAAAAACGTCCTCTAAACTGTTCTTGATTAGCATATCCAAAGCCACCACTATCAGCATATAATATATGTGTAAAGTGACCAGCCTGTACACCTGTTTCAATAACCCTTGGAGAAGTCAAGAAAATTCTTTTTGTTGGATCGTATCTTGTTTTATCAAGCTCAATTGCTCTATCTTTCCTTTTTTCCATATCAGCAATTGATTTTCCAATTTGTTGTTTTCTTTCCACATCCGGACTTTTTAACTTTAATTGTAAAACATCCCATTCGCGTCTTTCTTTAGCACTTAAACCAGAACGTCCTCTACCTTTTGCAGTTTGTTTTAATATACCTAACTCATTGACAAGTTTTTCTCTTTCTTCTCCTTTATAACTTTTTAATTCATGTCTTAACATTTTTGCTTCTTCTTTGGCAAATTTCTTATGTAAAAATACTCCATAACCAATACCAGAAATTTTTCTTGCTTTTTCTGTATGTTGTTTTAATCTTTTATCTATTCTTCCTATTTCATCTTGTATAAATTCCCTTTGCTTTTTTGTTAATGTAGGTCTGTATTCTATACCATGTTGCTTTATACGTTTTTCAATATCTAAAATTTTTGCTTTAACTACTGAACTTTTAGTTCTTTTCTTTAATTTTATTAATTTTTCTCTATCTGTTTTATATTCTTCCATTGAACCATAATGTTCCGGCAATCTTGTTTCACTAATTAATGGATGAAATCTTGTTCTACCTGTTTCCTTATCATAAGAATGTGATAATTTACCGGCATCAAATTGATTTTGAAGATTTTGTTTTGCATGTTTAAGGTTATCAACTGTTTTATCTGAATCAAAATCCGATATTGCTTCTTTAACCATTTGCAACGCAGATCTTTGTACTTCTGTATTTGCTGAAGCAACAGCAATTTTAGCATCCGGATTTTGATGTAATATTTCTCTAATATCATTAATCATTTTTGGTTTCTTATATTTTTCAAAGGCAACTTTTTCCGCCCAAGCAAATTTATTTTGAAATGCCTTATTTAATGGAATACCATATTTACTACTTTCACTATACATACGATTTAATTCCATTTTATTACCAAGCATTTCTTCCATTAAACTTCTTCCCTGATCAGCATTAACTTTAATGTCAACTGTTTGATAATTTGTTTCACTTGGCTTTTTAGATTCAGCAAGGTCTGCATTTGTTCTCATAATACCATAACTTGCTAATTTATCACCAAGTTCTGCTTTTGTATCTGGATTAACCATATAAGTCTGCCCTCTAATTGCATCGGGATCATCTTTACTTGGTTTTATTGTTTTAAAATATTTTCTTTTGAAGTCTGCGTGTGTCCCGAGATCATGCTGCCCATTGGTTGTAAAGTGTACAAGGTTATAAATATCTCCCGGGATATTACGGACTGGCGTGGCAGTTAAAGCAAATCTACTGTTAAATATGGCACTGTTGGTATTTAACCAATGGGATATCGCATTTGAGGAATCAACAATTTGATGTGCCTCATCTAAAGTAACACCAAGTTTTTTTCCCTTTTGAGAATGATGTTCTAAATATTTTTCTACAACATCCTTAACTCTATTTCTTTCACCTTCTTTTGCAAACACACTATCACCCGGTTGAATAACACCATTATGCATAGACCTCGCACTCATTATTACAAAATGTGAATCGGGATTAATTTCTGTTTGCCACTTTGGTGATTTTTCTTTATATTCTTTATAACGTCTTGCTACTTCTTTTTCATCAGCAAAACCATGTTCATCTTCTAATTTTAATCTAATATTATTTTTAATCTTATCTTCAGATTCTGGTATAACTACTTTACCTTTATTATTAGACAAACTAAAGAAATTAGATTTAATTGAACCATCCGTAAATTTATTTATTTCGTCAGCCCAACTTGCCGCAACTTCATCTGTTGGGGCAATAATAAGATATTGGTGAACATCACCATCGGAAATTTTAGATAACATAGAAGCAACAGCAACAGCAGTTTTACCATGTCCCGTTCCTAAAGAACTTAAACCACTTCCAAGTTCGTTATTTAAACGAATACTTTCTTCTTGTGTTTCATTAAGTCTTGGTATATCATCGGGAAGTTTAAATCCTTTAACTGGTTTAAGACCAACTTTTCCAAACATACCTTTTGCTTTTGTATCTTCATCAATTGCGTTCTGTAATCTTTTTATTTGTTCATCGTAAGTAATACCATTTTTTTCTGCCATTTTCTTTATATTTGCTTCACCAATATATCTTGGAGGTTGTCTATCTGCTAACATTGCTCTTAATTCCCGGCCAGAATTAACTTCTCTTTCATACCTTTCGTGTAAATCTGGAGAAAATTCAAGACTACCTAAAATTTTCATTAAATTCTTTCTCTGGTTAATTGGTATTTCAAAGTCCTTTGCTAAAAAAGATATAGGTCCCTCGGGGCCGATATGTAAATCGGGATTTGTTCTTTCTAATTCTTTCATTAATAAATGTCTTGTTTTTGCTGTCTTAAAAGCAGATCTTACTTCTTCATTAGTTAAATCTGTATTAAGTCTATTTTCTAAAACTCCTTTTAATTTTTTAACAAACTTGTCTTCTGGATTATCTGCATCTTGTTTTAATCCCCATCTTAAATATTGACTCCCGGTCTTTTTCCCACTTCTTCTTGTTCTTATTATTGAATTTACAAGTCTCTTTTGATAATCCGATACAGGACCAAGTTCTACGTTTAACATCTTATTTGATTTTTTACCTGTAGGACTCTCAGCATAGGCAACCTTATTCATATGGATTGCATTTTCAATGTTTTCTAAATGTCTATCTAAAGATGCTTTTGCGTCAACATGTGTTGGATTTTTTATGTCTATACCAAAATAAGAATATGTTGCTTTATCTCCAATTTTATGAAACGCAAGACTCTTTCGGGCTCTACTTAACATTGGTCCTTGAAATTCAAATTCTGGACGTAAAGACATTAAACGACCACTTTTTGTAAATATTTCATCTAACCTTTTATCCTTATAAATACCATTTGTTACAATTGGAAAACCTTGTCCATCGTATTTAACATCCATGGCATAATATCCACCACCAGATGTCTTTACATAAATTGTAGATTTTTTACCAGATATAGTTAAATCCTTTAATGCATCGGCTAAATCGTCACTTGTTCTTATTTTCTTATAACCAAGTAAAGAACGCATTGCTGCACTATTCTCAATTTCACCAGTTTCGTTATTAACAGTTAATCTAAATGGTATATCGGAATCTTCAAAATATTTTTCAAATGTTGTATTACCTTCCGTTTGATGTTCTTTTGGAGCAAGATTAAAACGGAATCTTTCTCTTTGTCTTTCTTTTATTTCTTTACTGGGAGTTTTTCCAAGTCTTTTTCCTGCTTCATCTGGTGTTAAATGTTCAATACTTGTTATTGAATCACCACGTTTACCAGTTAAAATCATTTTTTCAATTCTATCTGTTGTATGTTTTTTAAACTCTTCATTTTTAAGTTCAGGATCTACAAATTTCATTAATGATTTTAAATTTCTTGTATGTGCTCCTTCAGCCTGTAAATTTCCATTAACCCAAACATTACCAATTCCTCTTTTACCAGCTTCTTCTGTAACCTCATAAATAATATCGCGTCCATCTTTTGTCTTTGTATGGTAATAACCACTTTGATGAGATGTACCAGTTTTTCTTGCAAAATCTTTATTATGTTGATCACCTTCTGTAATAGAAACAGATTCTTTATCTTTACCATGTTTTCTAAATTGTTTTTCATATTTCTCATGTTTCTTTAATTTCTTCACATCTGCTTTATGTGTATGTGTTTGTTCCTGCTGTTTTATATGTTCATGAAAATGTTCAACACCTCTTGTTCTTGTGGCAGATTCTCTATGTTCTGTAGTTTCTTTTTCTATATCACTTGGACTACGACCTATCCATGCTTTTGGTCCAGCAAGTATTTTTGCGTTACCACCATGTATTGGATCTATAAATACATGTACACCATGAATTGTTCTCCATGCACCATTCGGATGTCTACTTGCTAAATCTGTAGACCAAGATTTTTGTAAAATATTTTCATCTGTTGTATCAAAAATAATTGCTATTGGTGCAGGTAATAAACTATCATTTAAAATAACAGAATTATCTTCAATTGCTAAAATTGACTTTGCTAATTGTGGATAAGTAAAAAATGCAAATGGTGAACTTTGTGTTCTTTGATACATCTTAAATGTACTTTTAAGAAGACCAAAATTAATCATGGTAAATTATACCTCATTCTTATAATTTCGGAAATAAAAGATTTTTTCATTTCTTTTTTATCAACATCCTGCATCTGTTCCCAAATTCTTTTAAGTGCTCTTCGTTTACGAAGTTTTTCAAGTATCTCATAATATTTCCTTTGTATCTGTACATCACTAACTTTTTTAAATGTTAGTTTCTCCCCTTTAGCAACTTTTCTACGACTATAAACAGGAATCTTTGTAACCAATGAAATTTGCTTAAAAGATTCAGGAATTCTTGGTTTAACTTTTGTTTTATCTTCTGTTATCTTCTTAATTATTCTTGCTTCGTGTATACCTTCCCTTCTTCCATCTTTTCTCATTCTTACATCTTTAATTGTTTGTAAAGGAAGAAAACCTCTCTTTCCACCGGGGAGTAATACCTGTGCATAAACTTTTGCTTTGGCCTTATATTTTTTTCCAGTTTTCTTTTCAAGTTGCTTAATAAAATCATCCTTTACTTTTTGAATTTGTGTTGCAAGAATAATAACTGGTATTTCTTTTTTGTATTCCTGTACTTTACCAGGAATAAAAATTTCATCCTTTCCAATTCCAAGATGTCTTGTAATTATTTCGCGCTCCCAATGATCTAACTTACCTAATTCCTTTTTAATAACTTTACTTGTTTCTCTTTTGAAAACTTGATCAATATACTGGTTTTCAACATCCCTTGGATCTTTTATTTTATCCATTACTGTTAAAACTTTATTTCCACTATCTTGTTTTTTACCACCTTCAACCTGTTCTGTGGATTTTGCATAAATTATTTTTCTTGCTTGTCTAATTTTTTTAATCTGTGTTGCGTTAAAACCTGTTTTATCTTCTAATTCACTTGATTCCGGTAAACGACCAAGTTCCATTGTAAGTTCCATTTCAGCTTGTGCAAGAGTATTTAAACGTCTTAATATAGCAAGAGGTACATTAGCTCCTTTACCTTTTATTATAGGTAAGATCGTACGTTTTACATTACCTTCTGCACCTTGATACATTGCTGTCGTAATTTTAATTGTATTCTTTTTACCTTCCGCCGCCTTTTCTGTCCATAACTTTAAACCATTCCACATACCAATTAAAGATTCTTGAACTATTTCACCAAAAACACCTTGAGCAGCAATTGTTGTAACCCTTTTACCATTAGGTGATTCAATTGGAATTAAAAGACTTGAATCAACAAATTTTAGAACATTATATTTATCAGCAAATTCATTTGCTACATGTAACCCAATACCAGCATTTTCTGTAATCCATTCTTCTGCTGTTCGACCAGTTTTTTCTTTAATTAATTCATGTGTTCCAATAAACTTCTTTTGTGGAGTTTTTTCTTTTCTTTTTTGTTCTTTAGATGGTCGTCCTCTTTTCTTCCGTGCTTCTTCGTAAACATAAAGACCTTTTTCATCTATATAAAGATATTTATGTTTAGCATGACGAGAACCTTTTTTTGGACCTCTTTTTGCCGCCATTTTAAACATCCTCCGCAAACTTAATTGCTAAAAGTTCTACTCTTACTTCTGTTTCTTGTTGTAAATTAGACATAATTAAATCTGTAAATCTACCCTGTACAATATAAACTCCCTTAATACCAGCTTTTAATTGTCCAAGTCCGACACCACCAAATCCACCTTCACCAAATGTGGGAGGACCACCAAAACCAGTATTTGTTCTATCTGCCAAATCTATATATACCCTATCATTTGTTAATACAGCAATAAAATTAGCAAAATCGTCTTCAATGAGTTCTATAACTCGTCCTGTTTCTCCAGCTTTAAGTTTAAATGCCTGTCTTTGCCATCCATCCATTGCAGTTGTTAATTCTTTATCTACCATATAACGAGCCATTTCATCAAATACAGATAAAGATTGATTTCTCGATCTTTGTATACTAACAGTTAATCCAAGTAAAACCTTGTCATTTAAAATATCAGAACCAACATTTTCTGCGTCGCTTGTAGCCATAATATAATTCCTCCTTATTTAACATATCCATCCTCACCAAGAGGCATTCCGTCATAGTATGGTATAAACCAACATCTACCATTTGGATGTTCTCCAAAACAAGCCTTCGCAAGTTCTGAATTTGGTCTTGGTACTAAAACTTTTGAACCATCTGAATTTACAACCCATTTTCTTTTTGCATAACCTCTTCCAACATTATTTTTTCCGGGCCATAAATGTGTATCCCATTTTGGATCTTCAGGTTCTATTGGAGCTTCGTCCTTATCTACTAAAATAAATACTTTACCATGTATATTTTCCTTACACCACGGACAAGCATCCACAGCACTTTGTCCAAGTAATTTTGTTACCTTTTTACCTCTTTCTTTTTGGTCATCTATTAACTTCCTCATATAACCTTCACCTGCGGCAATATTTGCCTCAGTAATAGCAATTCTTCTCCAATCCCTATTTAAATCCCCAAACTTTTTAAAAAGATCTTGTGAAACATTTAATGGATTCTTTCTTTCAACTAAACCTTGCCAAATTGTTTCTTTAATGCCTTTTCTTGCTTGTTCAGTTATTCCTCTAATTCTTTCAGCCGATCTTTGTTTTGAAAACTGTATAGCATATTTATCCTTCTTAGTTAATTTCATTTTCTTTTCTACAGCTTTTAAACTCAATGGAAGAATAGCAACTTCTATTTGTTCTGCTGTCATACCTTTTTGTGCAGCCTCAGCAAGAAATTGTCCTACTAAAAAAGCTCTAACGGAAAATACTTCTGATACTTTTACTATTTCAACAAGATGTTTAGTAATCAAATTTTCCAAATACTTCATTTCCTGATCACTTAGTGGTATTCCTTGGTTGTTGTATATTTGTATTTCCGGCATTTAATTTCTCCCAATTGTACTATAATACTGAAAATCCATACCACCTAAATAATAAATATCAAAACCTTTTTCCATCATGTGACACATAATACATTTAAAATCATCCTTCGGCATTAAAACAAGATTGGTATGTGTAACAAAAATTCCACAAACAGAACAATGCTTATTAATTTTAATAAGCTTTTGTTGCAATTCTTGTAATTTGTCATTGTTTCCCATTATATTAAATCTTGTATTTCATTAAATATATCTATTAATTCCATTCTCTTTTTTGGTTCCGTAATTCTTAGAATCTGTCTTGCTCTTCCATAAAGTTGTTTTTTAGTTCTTTTGGATAGTCCAGGGTTAATTAACATGTTTTGTATATGTACCAAGGCAAGTCGCGATTTTTGTAACTGGACATGCGTTGTCTTTTGTGTTTCTTTTGGTTTTAACCCCGTACGACCTACAATACCATAATTTTTAATTTGCTTACCGGAAATCTTCTTTACTAAAGTTTGTTTTAGATCTTCCAATTCATGGTTTACTTGTTGAAAAAACCAATCTTCTAATTTTGCAATTTGTTTTACAGTATGTGGAAGCGTAGCCTTTTCCTGCCATTCTGGTTCTTTCTCTACCAATACAACATCAAAAGCATTTGCGGCTTTCATTAGTATTTCTGGCATTTTATCTTTAAGTTCTTTTTGACTTATATTTCCTATTACACGAAGCTTCATAATTCTAACTCCAAAATAACCCGATCATTATTTTGACTTTTATTTAACTTTTTATCTTCTTTTGATTTTTTCTTTTCAACAGGTTTTTGATTATTATTAGCAGATTGTTCAGGTTCATTTTGCTCTGGATATTTTTCTGCTATATAATTTTGTGTTTCTGCTTGTTCTAACTGTTGTTGTGTTTGTTCTTCACTTTCTTTATTTCTCATATATAATTGCATGAGTGTTGGATTTACTGGAGCATTTGCCCATTCCTCGTTAATTTCATCTTCATCTCTTTCTATCAATACTTGATTAACAGTTTTTAAACCCATTTGCATTTCTTTATCAAAAATTTCAAGTTTTTCCATTTCAGAACCAGTATCGAAATTAACCCATTCAAATTCAATGTCATCAACTAAATAAGAAACAACTTCATTATTAATAACTTTCCTTACAAATTGCATAAGAGGTTTAAGTCCTCTATCTTTACTTTCCTCCATTCTATATTCACCAGATTGTTGAAACAGGGCTCCACCACCTTGCGGACGATATCCTTGAAAACCAATTTCTTCGGGATCAATTTGATATACTGCGCAACACAAGGCAATTAAATATGTATTCCACATATGATATTCCATATCTCTACTTGACATGTTAAATGGAGTATA